TACACACCCATCCGCTGGATATTGCCTGTCGCTGTCGCAGCTTTTTTCTCTGTCTTACCGAGCGTGTCGTTAAGCTTCTTGCTGGCGTCATTCGTCTGACGCAAAGCTTGGATCGCTTCTTTAGCGTCAACCCTTAGCCTTACATTTGCCTCAGCCATGCACCCTCAGCAATGCTTCTATACTACCGCCGCCGTGCCTTTGCGCGATCTATCTCCTGTTTTTCGCGTTCAACCTTCAGCTCGTAATACGCTGCAAAATGGACAAACTCCGCTTCAGTCAACTCTGTGCGGAGCTTGCTTACAGTCATGCCAAGCTCGCAGGCCAGAAAAAACTCAAAGTTGAGCCAGCTGTCCTGCCTTAGTCGTTTTTTGCTTCTTCTAAGCTGGTCTCTTCACCAAGACCAAACAGGAACAGCTCAAGCTCATTCAGTACAGACTCAGGCAATTCACGTTGTAGCTTTGCTACATCGGCCGATGCCAGTGGTTTTGTACCGTCTTCCAGTTCTGCCATCTGACACAACATCTGTGTGCTGATGTCCAACGCGTCGTCTGAGGTCGATAAGCTTTGTGCTCGCTTACGATCTGCCCGAGTAATCGGCTTAAAATACAGATCCCAACTTTTTCCTGATGAGTGTTTGAGCACAAACTTTCTGCGCTGGTTAAGGTCAAATGCCTCAACCAGCTCATCGACTAACCGCTTGGGTTGTTGCATTACACGCTCAGAGTAATTGTTCCGTTCGCCGTGAAGCTGACTGTTACAACTTCAAGCTCACCAACACTAGCAGCATATTCGGTATTTGTAATCAACGCATCGAACGTAATTTTCTTGTTGCCAGTTTCATCAAGATACAGCTCAAAATGAGCGTCAGCAGTGTCGCCAGCCGTAACCACATCTTTAATTAAATCCAGCTTGTCACCCGCACTAGGCGCGTCATAAATGACCTCAACCGTGCCGCTGCCGCTAATTAAGCTGCCGACATATTTTCTAAAATTGTCGCTATGGGCAGTGGTTTCAAGCTGCTCTTTGTCAATGGTCATCGACCATGAACGAACAGCAGCTATCTCAGAAATACCTCCAGAACCGGCCTTGTCAAATTTGACAGTGCCTTGTTCGCCACGATAAAAAGCCATGATCAGAGTGTGAGAGTGATGGGGCCAGTGGTCACGAAGTTGACCGTGACGATGCTTAATTCACCTACCGTAGACGTCACTTCGGCTGAAGTCGTGATGCCAGCAAAAAGGATCTTCTTCGAGCTACTGTCAAGGAACAACTCAAATGCTACAAAACCGTTATCATTTCCGCTGTTGACCTGCTCGACGAAATTATTGGTTTCGCCAGTGCCTGCTTGATAGATCACTTCAGCAGAGCCAGACCCACTGATAATGCTGCCAATGTTGGCGGCATGAGTATCACCCATCGCCGTGGCTTCAATGACGGCCTTGTCGAGAGTTAGCGACCAAGATCTTGTGCCTGCTACTGCTGCTGTCACTGCAACCGTTCCAGTCCCTGAGCCTGCACCACTGGCAGTAAATACCGTGCCAGGATTATTGTCGGCTGCGCCTATGGCAGTAAAGTCAGTGTCTCCAGCGGTAAGAATGACGCAAACATCACCTGAACCAAGGCCTGTAACTGCAGCACTTGTACTGCCAAACTTAACAGCCCCGTCTTCCCCTCGATAAAATGCCATGGTCAGAGTTCCTCGATGAATTCAAAGGTCACACGGACCTGAGTTTGGAAGAAACCCTCGGGAGAAGCCGAAGCCAAAACCTCTGGGCCAACTGGAGCGTCGAAGTAAACCCCCGACACGATAACTCGATTATACAGATCACGCACACGCTTGGCGATAGTAAGGTTTGCGCCAGGGCCAACACCCTTGGCAGAGAAGACATTCATCAGCAACAACCCCACAATGCGATTGTCAGAATCTGTCGTGCCACCTTGGCTTAGATATTCCCCAGCGCCAAAGCTGACGAGGCATTGCACAAACGACGTGCCTGGTGTCGGCTCATACGCCATGTTGTGAAAAACAACCGGCACAGCTGGGCTGCTTGCTAGTTCTGTCGCAAGTCGCCCTTCAATCGTTGCTCTGATTGCATTCAGATCTGCTGCTGCCATTATCTGTTCCTCCTGCGGATTGCCTCAATAAACTTTGGCACGCGTTGAGTTGCGATTTCCTTGCCAAGTAAATCCGGAAATCCTGCGACAGTTCCTTGCCTTGTTCGATACTGACCGCCCCATGATGGGGGCAAATTATTGCCATACAAAACTGGCTCTGCATATTCCACGTTGTTAGTTATCGTCGCTTCAAACTTCCCGATCTGTGTTTGCCAAGCATTTCTGAGTCTTCCTGTATCCACAGGAGTTCGCTCCTTTACACCTTTTGTCCACTCCAGCGCAGTCAACTTGACCACCTCCTGCACCTCTTCTTCCATCAAATCAGCGATTTGATCAATCCTTATCTGTCTTGCCATAATCAAACCCTCAGGATCAGTTCGTAAGTGATCGCCGTGTTGTCCTGCTCCGTTGTCTCAACACGAACAATTTGATGAACAACGGTGCTAATCACAACGCGGTCTTTGGTCTCAGGAGCACTTGGCAGATCATCAGCAGCCACAATCAGACGCTTGTCACCTGCCTGAATCAGCTCATTGACTTCACGAACATTTACATCTTCAAGCACACCCTTCGTGTCAGTGTCGCTCGTCGTCTCCGTCACAGTGCCAGCTGTCGCGTTGTAAGCCCCTG